ATGGATAAACAGGCGTTTCGCGAGTTAGCCGCGCAGGGCCATATCCCCTTTGCAATTGGCGGGATTTTGCAACGCAGCAAATACACGAAAATTCCAAAGCTGCCATTTTTCAACTGGTGCCTGCAAAGCAGCAGTTCTATCGTGGTGGGGACCGAGATGGCAACGGCTATGAACGCATAAAAGGAGGTGAGTCGACATTGGACATCAAAGAGAAGTTGCTCTGGGCCTACACCGCCGGGATGACGGTGGCGGTGCTCTGTGAACACTTTGCCCCGATGCCTAAAAACGCAAGCATTCTGCTGCCAGTGATGCTGTTGCCGGCCATCTTGTATGTGCTGGACTGGCAGCGGACCGCCAGGAAGAACAAAAAATAAAAAAGCTCCCTCGCGGGAGCAGTAGACATCATTATAATACCGCGATTTGCGCGGGAAGTCAAGGGCGCACCTCCTTCAAAGATAAATGTGAATTGTTCAATGTTGATAAAAATGTTTGCTCGTTCAAAATTATGCGCCCTTGTCTTTTTGGATTGAAATCAGGAGAGAGGAGATAAAGATGGACTTAGAATTAAATAAGATGGATGGCGGCAGTTTGCAGGCGCTTGTCGACATCAACTATCGGAAAATACTCAACGATAGTGAAGAAGAGGAAGAAGCCAATGCCTAAAAAAGAAATCGAAGCGTTGCATGCATTATTAGCCAAGCTGGCGGAGATGGAGAAGGTCTTGCATTATAGAAACCAGATGATCAAAGGCTTAAGCGAAGAGGCACCGGATCCAGAAAAGCCGGCATGGCATATCGACGCCATTACCCTCTATCGAGATGGCCGAAAGATCATCAAAGTGGTCTATGGTATCAGACGGCTGGCGGCGGCTTTGAGAAAAACGGTTGAGACACAACATATTTATTCCGGATCCGGCAATCATTTGAAGCTGTGGTTTTCTTACGACGACATCTTATTTATTGAAGAATTGTAAATATCAAAAGTCATCAGTCTGTTCACGCGGCCCGCTGATGACTTTTCATATCGGCGGCAGGATAATCCCTGCTGGTGGTGCATTTATGAGCTGGGCATATCGCGTGATTAAGGCTTGATCAAATGATTAACTTTAGACGCATCCGGATAAAAAAGAGCGTATAAGTGTACCAAGCGGGAGCAGTAGATATGTCATACAAGCAAATGACAATTAAAGCGGGAGCCGTCATTGAGATTATCAAGTATCAGGACTGGGCACATGGCCATAGACGAAAAGGCAGTCGCGGCCGTCAACAAAAGCGCAGCAGTGAAAGCCAACAACAGCGCAATGACAAAAAGGCCGAAGATGAGTTGCGATGGAAAATCAATGCCGGATGTGAAGCCGGAGACTATCACATGACTTTAACCTACGGCAAAAAAGCACCGACACCCGAAGAAGCCAAACGCCATCTCAAAAACTTCCTGGACTGCCTGCGCCGGCTTTACACCAAAGGCGGCCACATCTTTCAGTGGCTGGCCGTGACGGAGTACAAAGGCAAGCGCATTCATCACCATCTGATCCTCAAACAAGGCCCGGAGCTTTTCGAGATCATCAAGAAATGGAAACACGGCAGACCAAAGGTTGTCCTGCTGGATGACAGCGGCAACTATGGTGATCTGGCGGCCTATCTCATCAAAGAGACAGCCAAGACCTTTAGGGACCCCGATGCGCCCTGCAGAAAGCGCTGGACCTGCAGTCGAAATTGGCCAAAGCCCACCATCACCAAGCAGGTGATCCGAAGAAGGCAATGGGTGAAATCTCCAAGACCGTTTAAAGGCTACTACATCGACAAGTCCCGCATCTATGAAGGTATCACAGCCGATGGCTACCCGTACCAGCGTTACACGATGGTGCGGCTGAATTGAAATGCAAAAACGAGGAGGTAGTGAAAATTTGAAAGTATTAGTGGCGTGCGAAAAGTCACAGACAGTGTGCCTGGCCTTTAGGAAGATTGGGCATGAAGCCTATAGCTGTGACATTGAGCCGTGTAGTGGCGGAGAGCCAAGGTATCATGTGCAAGATAATGTGCTTAATTTGATACATGGGGGGGGTATTCAAGACACAAGATCGCAAAAGTCATGAAGTGAAAAGATGGGATCTGATTATCGCACATCCGCCATGTACCTATCTGACAAATGCGGCGGTTGCACATCATAGCTTGAAAAAGACGCCGATCAATCGTATCAACGGAAGAACTTTAGCAAGGATCGACGCCATGAATTTTTTTATGAAGATTGTGATGGCGGACTGTGACAAGATTGCGATAGAAAATCCTGTCGGTGTAATGAACACTGCGTATCGAAAGCCAGATCAAATCATTGAGCCTTACTACTTTGCAACGGGGAAAGATGACAAGGAAAACTACTGGACCAAAAGGACATGCCTTTGGCTGAAAAAATTGCCACCGCTTATGTATGAGCCACCCGAGCCGTATGAGCATCAGCTTGGAAAGCTATTGACAGGAAAGTGGAAAACTTGGACGGACACTTTATCAAGGGATGCAGCCACCAGATCAAAGACCTTTCCAGGGATAGCGAAGGCGATGGCAGAGCAATGGGGGGCAGAGCAATGGGGGTAGAATTATGTTAATTATTGGTTACAAAGTAGAAAGAAGAAGATGTGGCCAGCATGATCATCACATGCATGGCGGCGGTGCACGCTAAGACGGTGACGCCGCCGCAGACAGTGCAAAACAAGGACAAAAGATATTGCCAGCGGTTTTCCAGCGGAGAAAACATTGTTTGAACGATGGGAAAAAGATGATAAGGAGAAAAAATGAAGGTAAAGTTAGACAATTATGCACATTTGCCAAAGCGGGCGCATCCGACCGACGCCGGACTGGATATTAAAACGCCGAAAAATATATTTGTGCCGGCGCGTGGGAGCGTCGTGGTGGATACCGGGGTCCACATCGAGCTGCCTGATGGCACCGTGGGACTACTTAAAAGCAAGAGTGGTCTGAATTTAAAACATGGGATCACTTGTGAAGGCGTGATCGACGAAGGTTATACCGGAAGCATTATGGCGGTGCTGAGAAACGAAAGCGACACACCAAAGCTTTTTTATCGTGGAGATAAGATTTGCCAGCTTTTGATTATCCCTGTAATTTATGAAGATGCAGAGCTGGCGGAAGAAATAGAAAGTGGCGAGCGAGGGGACAATGGATTTGGGAGCACAAGAAGAAGATAAAAAGAGGAAGATAGACCATGAAAAAAATAATATTGACAATGGCCATTGCCGCCAGCATGACAATAGCCGGCATGGTGGCGGTGCATGCCAAAACCGTGACGCCGCCAAAGACGGCAGAGTTCACCGCCTATGAGGCTACGTTGGACGGTGACAAATCAAAAGTGAAAAGCGTGATCGTGCTGTACGATAACCGGCGGCGCCAAGAGTTCATCTTGGTGCCAGGGTATGGGATGATTTTTCGGTGGCAGGATGCAAGAACGGTAGGAGAGTAAAAAAGAGTAAGTATAAATTTACTGGCAAAACAAAATCTGTTTTTGACATTGAGCTACATCAGATTGTGGCGGTTGTTGATTTTGGCGATGAGTGAAAACAATCTATCACAATCAAGTCTACACACGGGATATCTGTTAGCGGCGGAATTGGCGAAATTGCAGATATTAAGTGAATAAACAAAGGATGAAAGAGTAATGCTTAGAATTATTGGCTACGAAGTGATCATAGCGTTGGGGCTTTTGGTGTTTTATGAAGCGGTCTGCATCTGGGACAAGTTGGCGATACAGGAAAGGCTGGCGGCGCACAAGCGGCACAAGCTGTCATGCGGCGAGCAGATGACTAAGAAGATGCAAGAAGGATTAAGAGATTAATAAGAGGGAACGATGGCGGAACAACGCATTTATATTGCGGGAAAGATCACGGGCCTTCCAAGAGCAGTTTATCAACGCAATTTTGAAGTGGCGGAAGACCGATTGAAGAGAAAAGGCTATGTTGTCGTCAACCCAGTTAAGATGATTGCTGGAATTGGAGAGGCTGTCTTTACCTATGATGAGATCATGAGGGTATGCCTGGCGGCTCTGAAGACGTGCGATGCCATTTATTTAACAAAAGGATGGGAAGACAGCCGGGGAGCAAAGATTGAAAAAGCAGAAGCCTTAAAGCGTGGATTGATCATCCTGGAAGCGTAACAGGATAAGGACAACGAAAAGGGGGAGCCATTATTGAAAAGCAGAAACCTGAAAGAAGAGCAAGCTTTCATACAAAAGCGCCGGAGATATCTTGAACGCAAAAAGCAGCGATTGATCGACATGTCCGGCCCGGGAGAGATGCACAGTGATCGATCCTATATTGATGCTGATGCAATCCATGGCGGTGGCGGACGTCGGGAAGCGTATAGCGTTTTGATCGAGCTGGGAAAGATTGAAGCAGATCTAAAATTGTTGGATAAGCAGGAAAAGGATGTGGCGGAACAGATCAAATTGATTGAGGATGCCATTGCCTACTATCCCAAGACAGTGGATAAGGTGAGGATGCTCAAAGAGGTGAAAGGGATGAGCCTAAAAGAAATCGCCGAGGAGTTGGGATATTCGGAAAGCTGGATTAAAAAAATATCGGCGTCGATGAAGAAATAGCGCTTGTTTATTTATAATAAAATGGTATTATATTTAATACCAACATCTCACATAAGGAGCCTGAATGTCTCAAATTGAAAAAATTGAAGAAAAACTGCGAAACAATCCAGTAGGTGTCAAGTATTCTTCTCTTGAAAATCTTTTGATGCATTATGGATTTGAGAAAAAACAAGGAAGAGGAAGCCACATAAACTTTCGTCATCCTAAGCTTAAAAATGCAAAAGATTTGATTACGATCCCAGTACATGGTAGCAAGATTAAAAGCACATATGTAGTGAAGGCGCTTGATAAAATTGATAAAGTAAAAGAAATAGAACAGTGAGAAGGAATAGGAGGGCGATCATGATTTATCAATTCGATGATTATGAAATAACAACTTCTCGAGAATTTGAAGATGGCGAAGCTTTTTATATTGCTAAAATAGATGAGCTGGAAGCCATTGGAGAAGGCGAAACAAGAGAGGAAGCTATAGAAGATTTAAGGTTCACTTTCGAAGATATAATAGATATTTCAAAAGAAGAAGGATTGAGGGTGGCGCCGCCGATCAAAAGAAAGGCCAGCGGCCATTTAAGCTTAAGAATCCCAAAATCTTTGCACGGAAGTTTATCGAGTTGCGCCAAGAAAGAAGGTGTCAGTATCAATCAACTGATTACAGCTGCTCTTAGTCGATTCATTGGTCAGGAAGAAAGTCAAAAAACATATACAACATATATTACTAATAATATTGCCAGTGTGATTCCTTATCTGGGAGAGAATTATTTTGATACAGCTTTATTAGAAAATAATCTGCAAAGTACTGAAAATATTATGAGTAATTATTTTATAGGAGAATGGCATGTCAACCAAAAACAACTTCAAGGTGCTTAGAAAACATTTAAAGGATATATTCATTGCTGATTATACTGGTGAAGAGACTATTGATGATTTCTCTATTACAACACAATTAACGAGAGAGAAAGAGAAGGAAAATAGTGTCGAATGTCATTATTGTGTCATGGTAGGTAATCCGGTCAATAAGCAATTCGATTTTATTTATGAGGTCTTATTTCAAACAGATGGCAAATTATCAGAAGAAAATTTTCTAAGACTATCAGATTTAACTTTGATGGATTGCAATTATTTATTCATGTCAATAATGAATCAGTTGGTTGGGGAATATGTATCATTAGTTCCGGTTCAAAATATTAGAGAACGGATTAAGTGAACTAAAAACTGTAATGACATGTTGAAATAAATGTTTTATAATATTAATATGCAGAAGAAGCAAGAAACCTGTAATGTCAATCTGCTAACCATTAACGCTATCCCTTCTCTACATCGGATAGTCAAAGCCTCGGCAACACCGGGGCTTTTTTAGTGCGAGAAAACAAAAGGAGGTGGCGGCGCATGGCTAAGCCATTTGCAAAAAGGTTTTATGCATCAAAATCATGGAAGCAAACGCGTCAAGCATACAAACAAAGCGTTGGCGGATTGTGTGAGCGCTGCCTGAGTAAGGGGATCATCACGCCGGGGAAGATCGTCCATCATAAAACGCCACTGACGCCTGAAGGCATTCAAGATCCATCTATCTGTTTAGGGTGGGACAATCTTGAGCTCGTCTGTCGTGATTGCCACGCAGAAATCCATGAAGAGTTAGACAGCTATAGACGAAAAAACAAAAAAAGATATTGGATCGATAAGTATGGCCGTATTCACATGCGTTAATCGTCAATACTCCCCCCCTATGGGCACGCAAAATAGGCCATAAGGGCACCGGTGCGCCATACAAAGGATTTACTGGACATTAATGCGTGACCCCCTACCCAAATCGGAAATAAGGAGAAAGGAGAGAGGAGTTTGGCAAAGATAACCGTAAATAGAGAAATTAAAAGATTGAACGAAATTTATCAAAGCCTTCCGGAAAATCGCTTCGCCGTTGCCCAGGGCTTGATCGTTCAGGCGGCGAGGCTCAGGGTGCGTTGTGACCAGCTTTGGAAAGATATTCAGAAAAACGGCGAAGTTGAAATGTTCTCCCAATCGCCCAATGTAGAGCCCTATGAGCGGGAAAGACCGGCCGCGAGACTTTTCACGGCAACCGATAAAAACTACCAATCAATTATCAAGCAGCTCAATGAAATGACGCCAGAATCACAACAGAACAGTAAGCTGGCACAATTCTTAGATGGCGACTAAACCACAAAACGATATTGAAAAACATCACGCAGCGATTCAAAATGGGAAGATCGTCGCCGGGCGATGGATCAAACTGCTCTACAACTTGATTATTGACGGATTAAATAAAAAAACATTCTTTTTTGACGAAAAACGTTCCAAAAGAGCGATTCGATATATTGAAACTTTCTGCCATCACCATGAAGGGCCGTTGGCGCCAAGCACCATTACATTGGAACTTTGGCAGCGAGCTTTATTGTGTTTGATTTATGGCATTGTCGATGAATCAGGCAATCGATGGTTCAGAGAAGTCTTTATCATCATGGCCAGGAAGCAAAGTTGTAACTGCCTTGAACCAGCATGACGATTCAAAACTTCACGGAAGACATTTTACAAAAGATTATTGCAAAGACATCGGTTTGAAAATTGTTGATTTGGAAGAAAACGCAACTTTTCAAGATGCCGTCTTAACAGTTCATCACGCTTTTATGATTATGTTGGCAAATGGGCCAACAATAAAGATTATTGAGAATCAAGATGGGAAGGCCTTTATTAATAATATCCAAGGATGATTGGGATGGTGCTAATTATGAAAAAATATAATACATCAGAAATTGAAAGAGTGTACAAGAACTTAAATATATTCGAGATTTCATCAGCCCTAGAAAATAAAAAAGATAAATGAAAGGGGGATGATGTGTTTTGAAGTTGACATTAAAGCAGCAGCGTTTTGCGGATGAGTACATCATCTCCGGGAACGCAACACAGGCCGCAATTAAGGCCGGATATAGCAAAAGAACAGCTAATCGGATGGCGGCTGAAAACATGACAAAACCTGTCATTAAGGCGTATATTAGCGAGCGGTTGGCCCAGTTTGAAAGCGCAAAGATCGCAAAACAGGACGAAGTGCTGCGGTATTTGACAGGCGTCATGCGTGCCGAATCCACTTCTGAAACGGTTGTTGTTGAGAGTACTGGTGATGGATGCTCCGAGGCCCGGATGATGAACAAGCACCCGGAAGAGAGGGATCGCCTCAAAGCTGCCGAACTGCTTGGTAAGCGTTATGGGTTATTCAGAGATCGTGTTGAAGCTGACGTGGACATGGATTTGAATATTAATATTGACTATGGACCTGACGATTAAAGCGAACCATATTTTTGAAATCCCGGACAAATCTAAGAAGCGTTACATTGTGATGCGCGGATCCGCTGGATCAGGCAAGAGCGTTGACACGGCCCAGCATTATATTCTAAGGCTCATGGCCGATAAAGGCCGCAACTTGCTTTGTGTACGCAAGGTAGACGTGACCAATCGCGACAGCACCTTTGCCGAACTGCAAGGGGCGCTATTTCGAATGTTCGGTGATCGCTATGAGCGCTATTGGCATATTAACGCCTCAAACATGGTCATGACGTGCTGCAACGGCAATCAAATTCTTTTTCGCGGTATGAAGGATGACAAGCAGCGCGAGAAGTTGAAGTCGATCACCTTCAAACGTGGCAAGCTGACAGATGTGTGGATCGAGGAGGCCACGGAGCTAACGCAGGATGATTTTGAGATCATCGACGACCGCTTGCGGGGCATTCTTCCCGCCGGGCAGTTTTATCAGATCCGAATGACCTTTAACCCTGTGTCCGCCCAGCACTGGATTAAAAAGCAGTTTTTTGACAGACAAGACGACGATGTGCTGACCCACAAGTCCACCTACCGCGAGAATCGCTTTATTGATCCGGCTTACTATCGCCGCATGGAGCGCCGGAAAGCAGTGGACCCTGAAGGCTATCGTATATACGGCCTTGGGGATTGGGGTGAAACCAAAGGGCTGATCCTGCACAACTGGGAAGTCCGAGAGTGCCAGCAAGATTTAAGCTGGTATGATGACGTGTCGATTGGGCAGGATTTCGGGTTTAATCACGCCAACGCCTTGTATCTTTATGGATTCAAGGATGGCGATATTTACGTGATTCGGGGGCTGTACGGCTACGAAAAAGACACGGCCGAGTGGATCAGAGCCGCGAACAGCGCCGGGGTTCCCAAGGACGTTGTGATGTATTGCGACAGCGCAGAGCCCGACAGAATCAAAATGTGGCGGGACGCCGGTTATAAAGCCGTGGCCGTCAAGAAAGAACCTGGATCGGTCAAAGCCCAGATCGACTGGCTGAAGGGCAATCCAGACGGCAAGGACGCCCGGACCATCCGGCGAATGATATATATCCATCCATCGAATGTGAATTTTATAAAAGAAATCGAGCAGTGGAAGTGGAAAAAAGATGAACGCCGAAACGTCTATCTTGACGAGCCGGTGCCGTTCTTTGATGACGCGATGGCATCTTTGCGTTACGGCGTTGAGGGGTGGCGCAAGTCACGCGTTGCCAAGCTTAAAACATTCAAATTTTAGGAGGTGTTTTCTTTGAATCAAGTTCCCTATCAGCTGCCGGAGCCGCTGACGTGCGATCCGGCCAAGGTGGCTAACGGCGTCAAGCTTGAATTGGTCAAAGCGTATATCCGCAAACACGAAACGCGGATGCGCCGCTATGTGTATCTTGAAAATTTATACAAGGGGTTTCACGATGTTTACAAACAGCCGGAAAAAGAAGCATGGAAGCCGGACAACCGGCTGGCCGTAAACTTCCCACGTTATATCACTGAAACTTTTTCCGGCTATGGCTATGGCATCCCGATCAAAGAAACGCACCCCGACGAGGCAGTGAATGCAGCCATGCAGGCCTTTGGCCGTGACAACGAGATTACGGATCACGAAGGCGAGATGGTCAAGCTATGTTGCATCTATGGCCATGCCTTTGAGTATCTCTATCAAAATGAGGCTCACAAGACCAAGCTAACGGCGGTTGCACCAAAAGATCTCTTTGTGGTCTATGACGACACGATGCAGCAGCGTGCCCTATTCGCCGTGAGATATGGCTATCACGGCTTGGATTCCGGACATCCCCGAGAGCAGTATGGTGAAATTCTGACACGTGAAGAGGTTTTATATTTTGAGGGCGGGCGGATGGACACAGCCACCCTCAATCCCTATGGCTATATTCCGGTGGTTGAGTGGCGATTGAATGACGAGCGCATGGGCATTTATGAAAACGTGGCGGGTTTGGTTGAGGCCTATAACCACGCGATCGGCGAAAAGGCTAATGACGTGGACGCTTTTGCCGATGCCTATCTGGCGGTGCTGGGGTCTGAGGTTGATGACGAGGGCTACCGAAAAATTCGCGACAATCGCCTGATTAATCTTTATGGCACGGACAGCGCCAAGGATATCATCGTTGAATTTTTGCAAAAACCCACGGCCGACGGAACGCAGGAAAACTTACTCAATCGGCTTGAGAACATGATTTATCAAACCGCTATGGTCGCCAATATCTCTGATGAGACCTTTGGCAGCACCACCAGCGGCATTGCTTTGGCGTATAAGCTTCAGGCCATGAGCAACCTGGCGTTGACCTTTGACCGAAAGATCGAGAAGAGCCTGAGGAAGCGCTATAAAATTTTTTGCAGTTTATCAACCAACGTGCCGGATCCGGACGCGTGGCGAGACATGACTTTTGACATGACGCGAAACATCCCCAAGAATCGCTTAGAAGAGGCGCAGACAGCGCAAGCCCTTGAGGGCATCGTGAGCCATGAAACGCAGCTTAAGGTCTTGTCAATCGTGGACAGCCCCAAAGAGGAGCTTAGCCGGATCGAGGCGGAAGATGAAAAGCAGCAGGAGAGCATTGTGGATAGAAGGATGTTTGAGGTGACGGATGGACAGCCGAACTTACTGGCGGCAGCGGGAGGAAGTGAACCGCCGCAAGAACCTGAAAACTGAGGCCGAATACCAAAAAGAGCTTCAGGCCATTTATCAAAGGATGTACGATAGTGCCGATAAGGAAATCAACGCCTTTTACAGCAAGTATGCCGGTAAAGAAGGCATCTCTATGGCGGAGGCGAAAAAGCGGGCGGATAAGCTCGATATGGACGCCTATGAACGCAAGGCTAAGCAGTA